GGTGTCTGGAATCTGATTGACCGAGACATCGTTAGTATTTCTCAGAAGAATATTGCTGACCCCTGGGCCTAATGGAAAATATCCATTCAGCCTTTAATGAAAGGCTTTCCTCTCAAGCAGAAGTTTGCGCTCGAAAGAGTTTGGAATGGTTGCAAAAAGACCTCCAATCTACGCACAAACTTCTGCCCGAGGATGTTTATTATTTGGCCTGTGCAGCGCAAATCTTTTTAGAGATACGAGATCGCTATGGCAAAGAGTGAAGCCAGTGATTACATCTTACCGGTCTACAAGAACCGAGCATTAAAGCACCTGGTTAAACTGGCTGGTGGCAAACAATACATCAAGTATTTGGATGCTGACCAACTGCGTTCCATGCACCGTGCCAGGGATAAGATTGCCTATGATATGCAATTCAATGCTATCAAGTGGTTCAAACCCTTTGACTACCAAAAGAAGTTCTTTGAAACCGGTGCAAATTATTCCCGCCGTGGAATGATTGCTGCTAATCGTGCCGGTAAAACAATTGCCTCCACCTACGAAACTGCCTATCACCTGACCGGCAAATACCCTGATGACTGGAAGGGTAAACGCTGGGACAAGCCAATTATTGCTATGGCGGCAGGTGAATCCTGGGAACAAGTTGCAAAAACGCTACAGTCCAAACTACTGGGTTGTGATGATATCAAGCAGTCCTATAAGCTAGGTTCTGGGTCTATTCCAAGGGATGCTATTGATGAAAAATCCATACGAACGGACGGAGCGAACGTGCTGGCTATTGAAGTCTGGCACATCACTGGAGGAAAGTCCAAACTCTATTTCTCCAACTACACCCAACAAGTCCGTCACTTGCAGGGTTTTGAACTTGACCTCGTTGTCCTGGACGAACAACCACCAGACGAAACCTTCTCAGAACTTGTTGTCCGGACGGCTGCTAGGGATGGACAAGTCATATGCTCATTTACCCCGCTTAAAGGACTCTCAGGACTAGTTCGCAAGTTCTGGGACAACGTTGAAGGCTATTGCCATGTACGAGTAACCTGGGACGATATTCCCTATGAGAACGAATGGGGCGAAGTATTCTTTTCCAAGAAAGAGCGGGAACAGTTATCCCGAGACTTTATGCCTTGGGAGCGAGAATGCCGTATGAACGGTATACCTTTGGTCGGAAAAGGTGTAGTATTCCCATTGTTAAAATGGCCTACTTACAAATCTACCGATATTAATTTGCGGGAAAACGACAATCTGGAACGATTGATATCATTTGACTTGGGGATTAAAAATGACCCTACCGTTATTTCGTTTTTCTTTCGAGACCCTGTGGAGCAAATTATCTATTTGCACCGACAAGTTACTGTGGATAAGGGAGAAACTCCTGATGAGTATGTCCACTATTTGCTTGACCGTGACTCCAGAAACGTTCCTATTGCTCTGCCCCACGATGCTGCTACTGCTGGCAGATATACCCTGACGGAGCAATCTGTCCGTGAAGTATTTGAAGATAGCTACAATTTAAACTGTATTGCTGGTGCTATTTTGAACCCGCCAAATGACCAGGGCAAGGTAACTAACCATAAAGCCTACGGAATAAACGTAATGCGAATGGGTATGGAACGGCAGACTTTTATGATTAACGAGTCCTGCGTCCAGTTCCTTGACGAGGCCAGAAATTATGCAATTGACGAAAATGGCAAGTTTTCTGATCCAGACGATCACATTGATTCTGCTCGTATTGGTATACTCGCATTAATTCAAGGTCACGGTGAATCTGTGGTAAGCAGATCAAACAACTTTACCGCCCGTCGATTCGCCCCGCTAGAAGGCAAGGCACAAAGGATTTAATATGCTGGACAAACAAAACCTCGTTGTTGAAAGCCTAGAAAGCCCAACGGGTAATCGTGGGATTACAGAGCAAACCGTACATGAGGTTTATGTCAAGATGGTCGATTATCTTCGACTGACACAATCCAAAAATACTTACAACCGTTTTAGCGACTACCATTATCTCAACATTCCGGTATCAAACTCTACTGAACCGGTACGAGGCATTGATTACATCCACCCAGTAGTAACACCTGGCATTGATTATGCAACTGCCATTATTACTAAATGTTTGATGCCCAACGGAAAAGTAAACTTTGAGTTTGAACGGTTTACAGAAAACGACAGTGACCAGGCTCGACAAGCCACCGAGATGGTCAAATATATGATTAACAGCAAGAATGATTCATATCAAATCATTCGTGACTGGGCTCAAGATGCTCTGCTACATAAAAACGGCATTGTGATGCTTTCCCCTGTGCGTGAGCCTATTACGCAGTACAAGGAAGTTGAAGGCACTAAGGATCAGTTGCGTACATTTGAAACACTTGCCGGTGAGAAAGGTCTTACTGCCAAGCGTCAGAATATGCGTAAGATTGACGTTGACTTGCATGGTGCAATGCAAGAAATGATGTCTCCTGATGAACAAGAATCTCAACAAATGGTTGAACAAGAAGACCAGAGTGATGAGGTTTCAGAAGCAATCCGTAAAAATACTATTTACCGTGCCAAGTACAAGCTGACTGGTTATTCAACCAACATCAGAATTAAGCACGTTGCCCAGCATTATTTTGTCTGTAATCCGACAATCTCCACAATCCAAGATCAGGACTTTGTTGGTTTTTACGATCCAATGACGATCCATGAGTGCAAGGCCCAGTTTCCTTTTGTGGATCTCGAGAAACTAGCCGATCACGCTGCCTACGGACCCGCTGGAGCCTATCAAGCTGGCGCTTTAGAGAACGATTTGGCTCTCCATGCTCGTGATTCCACTCCAGTGCCAGGACAAGGCGTTATTGCCTCCCAAGGAGCAGACCGGTACAGCCGAGTCATTATGCTAACCACCGCCTGGATTCGCAAGGACGTTGACGGTGATGGTGAGGAAGAGATTATTGAGGCTTGCTTCTCTGGCTCTTATATCTTGTACGTCAAGGAAGTTGACTTTATTCCCTTGGCGAATATGTGTCCCAAGCCTATTGTTGGCAACTTCTTTGGATACTCTCTGGGTGAGCGCCTGGTTCCGATGCAGGAATACGCTACGGCTATCCGCAGGGCAGAGATGGCTTTTGCCATGCAATCATCTACTCCACGTATCGGTGTCAACCCCGAGTTCTTGGATGCCGAGGAAATCCAGCGTGGTGTAAGCGCAATGTTTATCTTGGACCGCAAGTTTGATCCGTCCAAGCACATTTTTGAGTTTCAGCCAATGCAGGGTAATCTTGCTTACGTCCAGTCCTCTATGGACCGGTTCGATGCTGACAAGATGGCAATGATTGGTATGACCAGCCCTGGTGACGTATTGAATCCAGAGGTTATGAAGGATGGCAATAGCGGTTATAAGTTGCAACTGGCTATGGGTCCCAATCAACTGATCCAAGATGAGATGGTCAAGAACTGTGCCATTGGTCTGCGTGAAGTTATCTACATTATGTGGAAAACTTTGGTTCAGTATTCTGACGATTACAACATCCAGCAATTGGCTAACACCTGCCTACAAGGCCAGCCTTTTCTAGATGCCAAGTCGGTAGAGAATTTCGAGTTTATTGACCGCAAGATGATTAACATTGATCTGGCGTTGGGCTTTATGTCGGATGAAAACCGCCTTACCCGCCAGCAAATGATTATCCAGGCACAACAAGGTTTTGCTCAATCCATGATGCAAATTGACCCAAGCGTTCCTGAGTTGTTTGTCAAGGTTCGCCGTCCGTTTGAGGATACCCTGCGAGTCTTGGGAGTCAAAGACGTTGACGCTTACTTGCCGACAATGGAAGAAGCAACCAAGATGGCTACAGCTAAATCACAAAAGCCGCCAAGCCCAGAAGAGCAAGAGTTGAAATCTAAGACTGATTTGAACAATGCTCGCACTGGAGAAACCCAGGCTAAAGCTGGTTTGATTGCTGCCCAGACAAAAGACATAGCTATTGATGACCAATTTACCGCAATGGCGGCAAGGGCAGGAAAGTTAAAGGCCGTTGAAATAGATTAAGGATTGAAATGAAAAGACTAGTATCGAATATACGTGCTTATTTTAATAAGCGAACCCGAGCAACAGATACACACAAGGAGGCAAGTGCAAGTCGAAAGGCTCTAATAATGGAAAACGGGGAATCAGCCTCCCGTTTACTTCGTAATGAAGATTTTGCATTAATGTTTAACCTTTATCGGTTTCACATACTTGAGCGTCTAGAAGAGAGTACGGACGATTCACAAAGAATAGGCAACGCATATTATGTTGCTGGAGCCCGAGATTTCATTGACTTCATTGAGAAAAATGAATATCTCGTCAAGATGGCTAATAAAAAAGCCGAAACTTAACGAAATAGGATAAGATATGTCAGACGTAATTGCAGAAGCAACCGCCCCTGAACAAACTGGTAGTCAAGTAGATACTATTGCAGCGATGATTGCCGCCAACCGGCGTAACAGTCCGCAGCCAGATGGTAGTACGCCACCACCAGCGGGACAAGAAACGAAAGTTTCCCCCGAGGCAACACCTGAAGAAGGCGTTGAACCTGAAGGTAGTTCGATTGAGACTGAAGAAACTGCGGATGCAGAAGATTCTGGTGAGTCCTCCGATGGAGTAAACGATCCGATTAATTTTCTGGAGTTTGCAGAGCAGAATCCCGACATGATGTGGAGGATTCCCAATAAAGACGCAGAAGGCGGTTTTATTGAGATACCCGTATCAAAAGCGGCTGCTATCCTTGGTCAAGGTAGTGCTATCCATGAAAACGCTCGCAAACTGAAAGCAGAACGAGCTGATTTTGAAGAGTATGAGTCGAAACGCAAGGCTGAACTAGATGGATTGCAAATTGGTCTAGAGTTAACAGTAATTCCGCAGCTTCAAGGAGCCGCAGACGAACTGATAACCCTTCAACAATATAACCAGCAATGGCGGCAAATCTACGACAGTGCGACTTCTGAGGTACAGCGTAGCGAGGCTGAAGCAGCAATGCGACAGAACGCTAAGTTGATCGAGGAAAAGTCGCAGTTTATCCAAGCGAACCGTCCGAAAATTGACTATTTTTATAATCATAGAAGCCAAGTAGTTAAACAGCAACTAGAAGCTGCTCGACAAAGTTTCTCTGATAAAGAACTAGCCAATAAAGCCAACTTTAACGAACTTCGTGAAAAGCTGGCAAAGGACTGGAAAGGTGCTAACGCAGGGTTTGTCCCTGGTGTACCAAACATTGATTTGGTATCCAGTGATGAGTTTATTTTAGGGCTACTCCGAGATGGAATGAAATTCCGTGAAGGGCCTAAAGTACGAAATGTTGGAGGTTCTCTAGCTGCTGCTAGTAAATCTACATCACGGGCTAAAACTGCACCTGAAGATAAGACTACAGAACTTCAAAAGAAAGCTAATTCAGGCGATAAGTCTGCGGCCCGTGATCTTTTGGCAACAATGTTGGCGGCAAACAAAACACGCCGCCGTTAATCTTTAGGAGTTTTATTATGGCTACCATTACCTCTGCCGCACTCGGCAATGGCGCAGGTGCTTACACCACTGACATCGTGGTTAAGGATCTGGATTTGACAGTTTCTAACTATGTTAAAGACCGCACTCCGGTTACCAACATGGCTATGAGCAAAAAACGCAAAGTCAACTCGACTCTGCACATTTGGCCCAATGACTATTTCCGTGTACCCGCTTTGAATGCAAAGTTGGAAGGTGCTTCGGTTGCTGCATCTGATGCCGCTTCTAACACCCGTTCTAACTTGGGTAACTACACCCAGATTTTCACAACCACAATCGGTGCTACTGGTACTGCTCGTGCTGTGGAACAGGCTGGTGGTGATCCCCAGGCATACCAAGAAGTCAAGCAGCTGACTGAGATTATGTTTGACGTTGAACTCCAGATGCTTCGTGCTGACGGCGCTTCGATCAAATACTCTGGTCAATCCGCTTCGCAAGGTTCTTCGCCCAACAACGGTCGCCGTTTTGGTTCGCTGTTTGCCTTTGCTGGAACTCGTTCCGGTAACGACACAGACGGAACTTCAATTCTGAACCTGGCTTCGTCTGATGGTACTGACACCACAACCGCTACTGACACCAACACCCCGTTCAACGGTGTTTTGGCTAATGCCGGTTTGGGTTATTTCACCTTCAGCACTGGTGTGACGTTGCAGCAATTCAGCCCGTACCTGTACAAGCAGTTGGTTACTGTTGCCGAGCAACGTTTCAACGCCAAGATCACCAACATGGTGGTCCCAACGTCGATGCGTACTCACATCAGCGACATGATGCCCACCAGCCGTTCGATCAACCGTTTCAACCCTGCTGACAAGGGCGACACGATTGGTACTTACGAGGGTGACTTCAACTACACCTACCAGATCGACGATTCATGGGTCATGGACCAAACCGGCTCGGATAACACCTCCGCTTTGTTTATGAATCCTGACGTTATTCAGTGGGGTTCGTTGCGTGAACTGGGACCAAACAATGAAGTATTCAGCAATGCTGACGCTTCGTTGGACCAGTACATCATGGAAGGTACGCTGATTGTGCGTAACCCTGCCGGTGTGGGCGTTTTGGCTGCTATCAGTTCTACTGGTGCTGCTGTAACCGGTCCTCGTCCGACTGCCCAGGTCAAGCGTTACCTGGCATAAACCTCTTCGTAGGTTTTCTGAAGGGAATCCCGAAAGGGGTTTCCTTTGGAAAGACATGGAGCAAAGTATGGAACTAAACCTAAACAATGAAGAGGCCAAGGTCAATGAGGATTACTTCCTCAAAGGCAACCTTGAGGCTGGCATTGAAGGCGCATTGATTAAGAATGACAAAATGTTCAATGAGATCAAGTCTGGTACTTGGTCCCAAACATTTAACACAAAAAATATTGACTACAAAATTGGTGCTATTGACGGAGAACGTTATGTTCAATATAACCAAAAAAACGTAGAAGCAATACGACAGGCTTGCAAAGATAGGCGTGAGTTTTACAAAGAACACGGTACTGACAACCCATTCTTTGCTGGAACATTTCATGCAATGGAGTTGCCAAAGTGTTTTGCCCACGAAATCAGTTCCAAATGGTTTAATAACCGTCCTTGGGAATTAATTAAACAGGTAAAAGCAGACAAAATTCTGTTTTACGCTATTGTCAACGAATATTATTCTGACTTTGTATGTCACCCCACGGGTAAAATACCTTTACCCTATAATCCAGCTATTCCGACAAAGTAAGGAACGAACATGGCCCTTTTCATCCAATCCGCTAACGTTTTGGTTAGTCGAGTAGCACAGTGGGTAGGGGCCATTCCTTCCTCAATCTCAATTAACGCTACGGCAGTTAATACTTCTACCAACGTTATTACAACATCTGCTTCTGCTGTCTCATCTTTGATTGTTGGCGACTTTATTGGTCCATCTGCTATTGGGCCTTATACAGCCGTTACAGCCGTAACCAGTACATCTGTCACAGTTTCAGATCCAGACGGCGTATGGGCTGGTTTAAGCCTTCCTGTAGCCATTCTTAAAGTTCCTACCCAATCTTCTATTGAAATTCTGGGTTGCATCCAAATGGCTGAACTAAAAATGCGGACAATTGAGTTGCCAGCATTGCGTTCTGATCCATACAGCTTAACAAGTCCTTCAATTCTTACTGTAAACGCTCAAGGTTTGGCTCCTATCCCTGCGGATATGAATATGCCAATCCTTTTCTTTCAGGAAACTTACAGTACTACATCACAGACAACCACTGGAAATGTTGGCCCTTGGATTATTTATGACCGTGTTGGTGATCGGGAAATTATTCGCCGTCGAATGATTGACCAGTTGTACGTCAAACCTTTTGGAGTACCAAGGGTTATTCGTGCATCATTCTCTGAAGTAGGTCCTAACTATGTATTTACTCCCAACCCTGGTGAAAATACAGTAATCAAGGCTTACTACCAAAAGACATTCCCATTTTTGTTTAGCCCTACTGCGGATACATTAAATCCGTTGATTCAAAACAACTCTGTATTAGCTTCTTTCCCAGAAGGATATTTTTACGGAACGTTGTGGGCTTACTATGACAAAAACAAAAACGTAGATGAAGCACAGAAATGGATAGCACGATTTGATGATTCGTATGGATTGATTGAGGATCAGAACTTCAAGAACAAATGGCGTGGTGGAGATCAGCACTTAACAAGTGAATATCAGCCTCGCAATTACCGTTACTCATTCAAGTAGGAATTAATATGGCTACAGGCGGTCTTTACGGAACTAGCGCAGAATCAGTTGGCCTATACGGCAATACAACTGTTTTTGGTGGAACATACTTTGAATGGTTCATCTTCCAAGAATCTGCAACAGCACCAGCCACTCCAACCGGTGGCTCTTGGGACTTTACAACCAATGTTGGTGTTCCTCCCAGTGGATGGTCTTCAACGCCTCCTACCAGCCCCACAAATATTGTGTGGGCATCTATTGCGATTGTTAACTCCAAAACAACGTCCAGCTTTACTTGGTCAACACCTGCAACTTGGGTTCGTGCTGGAACACCTGGCACAGCAGCCACTATTGCAGTAGGAACCACCACCACTCTTTCGCCTGGTGCTTCTGCAACTGTTGCAAACTCTGGAACCTCTACTGCTGCCGTATTTAACTTTGGAATCCCACAGGGGACTCAAGGACCAACAGGCGCTACAGGAGCCACAGGAGCCACTGGAGCCACAGGATCTGCCGCCACTGTTGCAGCCGGTACAACTACTACAGGTGCTGCTGGTACTTCAGCAAGTGTTACAAACTCTGGCACAACTTCTGCTGCTGTTTTTAACTTCACCATTCCTCGTGGTGATACCGGAGCAACGGGTGCTACCGGAGCAACTGGTGCTACTGGAACCGCAGCAACTATTGCAGCTGGTACAACAACAACCCTGACACCTGGAACATCTGCCACAGTTACAAACTCAGGTACATCAAGTGCTGCTGTTTTTAACTTTGGTATTCCACAGGGTGCTACTGGTGCTGCAGGTGCTGCGGCAACCATTGCGGCTGGGACAACGACAACACTAAGTCCAGGTTCTTCTGCAACCGTAACTAACTCAGGAACTTCTAGCGCTGCAGTATTTAATTTCGGTATTCCTCAAGGAACAACTGGAACTGCTGCAACTATTGCTGCTGGAACTACGACAACATTGTCGGCAGGATCTTCTGCTACTGTTACCAATTCAGGCACATCGTCTGCCGCAGTATTTAACTTTGGTATTCCGCAAGGTACAACAGGGGCCACCGGTGCTACTGGAGCCACTGGCCCAATTGGTATGAACTGGAAAGGTAACTGGTCCAGTGCTACTACCTATGCTATCAATGATGGTGTATTTGATGCAACTAGCGGTAGTTCTTACATTGCGATTGCTGCAAATACGAACCAACAGCCTCCTAATGCTACATATTGGAACTTACTTGCCCAAAAAGGTGCAAATGGATCTGGTGCTGGATCGGTAACTTCTGTTGCATTAAGCGCACCTTCATTTTTGTCGGTAAGCGGAAGTCCTGTTACGACATCTGGAACACTTGCGCTTTCTTATTCCGGAACTGCTCTTCCGGTGGCAAATGGTGGTACAGGTGTAACTGCATCAACAGGTGCAAATAGTGTTGTTTTGCGTGATGCTAATCAAAATATTATTGCAAACTCTATTTCTGAAGGTTATAGCAATGTTGCAGCAGCAGGAACGACAACTGTACTTACAGTAGCTTCTGTTCCAAATTACGTTGTTACAGGTTCTGGTGGTCAAACCTATCAATTGCCTGATGCAACAACTTTGCAAAACGGTGCAAATTTTGTTTTCAACAACAACCAAACAAGCGGAACCATCGTTGTAAAGAACAATTCTTCTACAACAGTTGCAACTATTCAAGCTGGTGGATATGTTGAAGTTGTTTTGTTGTCCAATGCAACTTCTGCTGGTTCTTGGGATGTACATAACCAAGCACCTTCAAACGTATCTTGGAGTACAAACACATTTGATTATCCTGGTTCAATCACATCAGCAACATGGAACGGAACAACTGTTGCAATTAACCGTGGTGGAACTGGGGCAACTACTGCTCAAACTGCAATTAATGCACTTGCTGGTGGCGTTACAAGTGGATCGTATTTGCGTGGCAATGGAACAAACGTAGTTTTATCCACAATACAAGCCGCTGATGTACCTACATTAAATCAAAATACTACAGGTTCTGCTGGTTCTGTTGCTAATACATTAACAATTAGCAGCCCATTAAGCGGAACAAGTTTTAACGGAAGCGCAGCAACAACGATTGCTTTGGCAACAGGATATGGAGATACACAAAATCCATATGCAAGTAAAACTGCAAACTATGTACTTGCTGCTCCTAACGGTACTTCTGGTGTTCCTACGTTTAGAGCCATTGTTGCTGCTGACATTCCAACACTAAATCAAAACACCACAGGAACTGCTTCTAACGTAACAGGTACAGTGGCAATTGCTAATGGTGGTACTGGATCTACCACAGCATCTGCTGCGCTTACTGCTTTAGGCGCTTATCCTGCATCAAATCCTTCTGGATATGGAACAGGTACTGTAACTTCAGTAGCAGCTTTAACTCTTGGTACAACAGGTACTGATGTTTCTTCTAGTGTTGCAACAGGAACAACAACGCCAGTTATTACTCTTAATTTGCCATCATCTTCTGCAACAAATCGTGGATTATTGACTGCTGCTGATTGGACTACGTTTAACGGCAAAGGTTCTGGAACTGTAACTTCTGTAAGTTTTACAGGTGGTGTGGTATCAGTTGCTACGGGAACTACAACTCCTGCATTTACAGTTGCCGGTACGTCTGGCGGTATTCCATACTTTTCTAGTGCATCAACGTGGGCAACATCTGCCGCATTAGCCGCAAATGCTTTGGTTATTGGAGGTGGTGCAGGTGCTGCTCCAAGCACTACAACAACGGCTACTGGCGCTTTGACGTTTCTTGGAACACCTACCAGCGCAAACTTGGCAGCTTTGTTGACCGATGAAACTGGCACAGGCTCTGCGGTATTTGCCACAAGCCCAACATTAGTAACTCCGATTCTTGGAACACCAACTTCTGGAACATTAAGTAACTGTACTGTCGATGGCACAAACTCTGTTGGTTTTAAAAACATCCCGCAAAATGCCCAAACTGGCAGCTACACAATGGTGCTGGCAGATTCTGGAAAACACATTTACCATGCTTCTGGCGCTGGTGCGGCTACTTACACAATTCCCGCCGCAACTTCTGTTGCGTATCCAATTGGCACAGCAATTAGCTTTGTAAATTTATCTACAACGTCGATCAGCATTGCAATTACCACAGACACGATGTATCTTTCAAGCACTGGCACTACCGGCACGCGCACACTGGCTCAATATGGAACAGCGACTGCTGTTAAAGTATCGGGCCTATCATCTTCTGGTATTTGGATTATTTCTGGGAGCGGTTTGACATGAGCGGTATTTTTCAAGCCTTTGCTTTTATGCGTAGTTCTGATGTTGCCAGCAGTAGCGCTGCTTTTATAGCAAGCAACTCTGTTAGTATTTATAGTTGGGTTGTTCCTACGGGAGTTACAAATATTTCAGTTCTTGCAATAGGTGCGGGTGGCAATGGACAAGGAAACTCAACTTGTGGTAATTTTGGCGGGGGCGGCGGTGCTTTAGCATATACCAATAACATATCAGTTACTCCGGGGGTTTCATACAATGTTTATGCTGACTCAAGTAGTGGTTCTACTATGCGGTTTCAAGGAACAGGAGCAACTGTAGCCGCAGCTAATGGTATTCAGGGCAGCACTGGTGGTTCGGCGGCTGCCAGCACAGGGACAGTAAAATATTCTGGCGGTGATGGCGGGTATCTCAATTATGGCGGTGGGGGCGCTGCTGGATATGCTGGTAATGGTGGTAGGGCTGCTAATACTACTTCTGGCAATGGCTTGGCTGGAAGTGGTGGAGGCGGGGGTGGTGGAGTTCGGTATAGCTGCTTAATATATGGAGTTGGTGTCTCTAATGGCGGTGGAGGAACTGGCGCAAAAGGGCAAGGTTCTAACGGCGCTGGCGGTGTCTATAATATTTGCGGCGGTTCTTCAACAGCTGGTGGGACGGGTTCTTCTGCTTCTGGAACTATTCCAAATGCTACTCCGTCTTGTTACGCTCCGTACCCTTGGTCTGACAATGCTGGATTAGGCTCTTCGGGTATTGCGCAAGCTGTATATCCATATGCTTACGGTGGAAGGGGCGCTTGGTATGGAGGGGGAGGAGGAGGAGGCACCGAAAATAATTATTGTTATGGTGGTTGTACAATTTTTGTTGGTGGAGGGGGAACTGGGGGCGCAGGAATTATAAGAATTATTTGGCCTGGTAACACTCGCTCTTATCCGTCAACTAACGTAGGATGCCCTTAAAATGAAATTGTATATTCAAGTAGAAAATGGTGAAACGGTTAACCACCCAGCTACCGAAACAAATTTATTGCAAGCATTCCCAGATGGCATACCATCTAATTGGGAGCCGTTTGTAAGAAAACCTGATGCGTCAAAGCCTAATATATATCAAAAATCTGTTTGCACCTATGTAAAAAATAATGATACATGGGAAGATAGTTGGTCTATCGTAAATATGACTGATGAAGAAAAAGCAGAAAAAACAAAATTTCTTGAAGATAATGCTAATAATCTTGCAAAGTTTAGGACTGAACAATGCACAAATATGCTTTATCAATGCCAAACCCAATCGGAAATTGTTGGCGTTCAACTTTGGACAGTTTGTTTAACGGCGCATCAAAATTGGGTGTTGGAATCTGTTAATCCAGTAACCCCACCTTTCCCCATTTTTCCAAGACGTGATATGAACCAAGAATGGTTTCAGCCAGATACTACAGTATTTAAAGCATTGGCGGAGAATTAATATGTGTGTCCTCAGTTCTGCTGAAGTTGTTAAAACTACCAATGAAATAATGGTAGAAGCGTATTTCCCTGCGCTTGTGTACACACTTCAAAAGCCTGAGTTCCTTGCAAATGTAAAACAGGTCTGTCTTGACGCACTTGAAACTCGCAAAAAAGTTCAATCTCAATTAGATGAGTTGTATCCCGCATACATGACGGACAACTTGTTTAACGATGTTCGCATAACGGACTTTGCAAAATTTGTTGCTGAAACTGCGTGGAACATTCTTGAAGGACAAGGCCACTTTACGCAAGGCATGACTACCGTATTCCAAGAGTTGTGGTGTCAAGAACATTACAAGCACTCGGCGATGGATGAGCATATCCACGGTAGGGGCGCTCAATTGGTGGGGTTTTACTTTATTGATACCCCAGAGAATTGTTCTCGCCCTGTGCTGCATGACCCTCGCTCTGGCAAAACACAGATTAATTTGCCAGAAGCGGACATGAGTAAAGTAACGCCCGCCAGCGACAAAGTTAATTTTCAACCAAAACCAGGGATGTTGATATTTACAAATTCGTGGCTGCCGCATTCTTTTAGCCGCCACGGGTCTGATGAGCCATTGAGATTTATACATTTCACCATTGGAGTGCAGTACGCTGAGCCGCAACAGGCTTGCCCTGCTCCCACTGCTGAAGTAATATGAATAAATATGCAATTAGGTTCAATAAGTCCCGTGGCATGGAAGGCCGTGGAACGTTGGATCATTGCTGGCGTGTGTTTGAAAACGGCAAGGAATATCTGTTTAAACATTTCATCCTTAATGTGCCTTCTCAAAGTGAGAAAGCAGCCGACAGCGAGGACTGGAACGTGGTGTGCCAAGGTGTAATGACTATTGACCGAGAAACTTCAACGGCAATTATTAACTTGAAGTAATTTATGACCGACTACTCTAGACTCCGTACTCCGTTTGTAAACATGAGTTTTACACCGGATGTGCCGTCCAATGCTCTTGGACCTAATGAATACAACAGCGGTTTAAATGTTGAGGCTGATGTTCGTGGGATTAAAAAGGTTTCTGGCGAGCAGGAAATCTTGTCTACCATTCCTGGTAACGTGGTCTTTATGGATGGTGGATTCCGCACTAACAATGCTTGGGTCTACATTGCTGCTACCCGTGAAGGTAAGTGGTACATGGTTACCGCCAGTGGCATTAGCAATATTACCCCTGGCGTTGGAGCAAATCCCAACGTAGCATTGTCTGGTTATTCTGATGACATTAACATCACCACATCATGGGTGGGTGAAGTGTTTTTCATCAACGATACTTTGCGTTCTCCGATGTATTTTCTGCCAACAGCAACGGAAATTTATTTGTACGATGCTGCTCCAGACAATTACATTTGGAACTACGACATTGGAGTGTCTGCAACTCGTGCTGAATTTGTACGCAATTATTGCTCTCCAAACGTTGGCAATATCCTGATTGCTGGAAACATCACTAAGGATTACACAAGCAGTGGATTGACGGTTAACTACCCAACTACTGTCCGTTGGTCCCAAGCCTTTGCTAATACCGGTGTAGCAGCCTCCTGGATGCCTACTCTTACCAACGTAGCCAATGAGCAGGAAATCCCTGTTCGTGGTCCTATTGTTGACGGCTTTTTCCTTGGTGGAAATTTTTACATTTGCTCTTATTGGGATACAGTAGTTTTATCCCCTATTGCTTATCAAAACAGTACAGCGCCTGTATTTGGCATTCGCCTGTTCAATCAAGGTCGTGGATTGATTAACAACAATTGCTGGTCCAATACAGACGCAAACGTTTATGGCATTGATAGCAGGGATATTTGGATTTTTGACGGCTCCAACTTTAATCCGCTTGGCAACCAACGAGTCCGTGATTACTTCTTTACCAATCTAAATACAACGTACTCTGATCGTGTGTTTATGATTAACAACACACAGAAAAATCAGATTGAGATTTATTACCCAGACCAAACGTCCACTGGCTGGTGCAACAAGATGTTGTCGTGGAGATACGATCTGCAGATCTGGAATGCCCCTAAGGACGTAGCAAACGCCTGTAGTGGGTGTGAAGCCCCCAAGCTGGTAAGCGGAGCCTTTAAATACGCTTCTAGGACGGTTACATATGCTCGTGGTGGAACAGCTAGTTCTAAGCTGGTCCAGACCGGTGTAGGTAATTCGTTTATCAACAGTGCTGCTATTCCTACATTGTTTGAGCGTAACAACCTTACGCTTCAGACTTCAAATGGTCCAGTTCCGTACAGTTCTAAACTTTATGTTCACCGATTGCTTCCTGAAATCTCAGGTAGCGGGACTATCAACATTACTACAGGTGGCTCAAACTCCACCGCCCAGGCTCCTACTTATGGTCAGACTGGCAAAGTTGCTGTAGTTACGGATAATCCTTGGGTTACTACCCAACAAAACAACGTAAGAACGGTTTCTGTTAAAGTCGAATCCAATGATGCAACAGATACTTGGAATCTGACTGCAATTAACTGGCAAGCAACCGTTGTCGAGGATGCGTTTTAATGCCTTTTTTACTTGATAGTGACCCCTCAACGTCAGAGTTGTCTGATGCGGTAAATTATTTACTTTCAAATTTCAACACAACTGTAAGTAGCAATGCAGTTACTGGAGAAGTAAAGGGTCCAACAGGTGCAATTCTTGGTTACTTGTATAAGTACATGGCAATCAAGTATGCAGATTCTTTTGATGGTTCTGTAGGGTTTAGCGATACTCCTACCAATAAAGCATACTTTGGTATTAGAAATACCAATAATTCAACAGAATCTACAAATCCTACAGATTACATTTGGAATAAAGTAACAGGTGGATTTGGCACTACTAAATTTCTTTATTACCTAACAACAGGTGGTAGGCAAATACAGTTTTCTGTAGCTACAACCGCCCCTGATGGTGGCTGGTTAGTTGATCCAGCAACTGCTATTGATTTAGATGTCGTAACGTCCACTTCAATTATTGCGTTTGCTGCTTACTTTTCTCCTAGTGTTTATCAAGTTCCAAGAACTGGTTCAGGACCAACTCCTGTATTTACTTCAATAACACCTGCTTTGTATGCAACAAACAAAGGTGTAATTGTTCAGTTTTCTAGTGGACAAACAGATTCTGCAAGTACCTTTGTAAACAACACCTGGCGTATTGGTGCTTCTTCCACCACAGGAAATGCAGACATTATGTATACCAATATTACGATTGGTAGTCCGTCTGTTTCTGGTGACCATGCCCTTTGGCCCAATCCAACGGCAATGTCTGCAAGTCCTGCGTACATGGCAGTGCCAATACGATATAAAACAAGTGCTGGCGTTGTTATTCAATCGGTTGTATTAAGCACACAATTTTTGTTTTCTGATCCTGGTGCTACTGGTGCAACTGGAGCAACGGGTGCATCTGGAACAAAGTCTATAACAGTAAGCGCATTCCAATGGGCTACATCAACCCCTAGCGTACCTTCACAAGCATTTACCTATACATGGAGTGGCGGGTTAATTAGTGCTTTTCCAGCAGGATGGACTGCTACTGCATCAACAGCCCCTGCTACTGGCTACACGCTTTACCAATTAAATCTGGTAATTACAGACACTGCTACTGCTACCACAACATCAACCAACTGGAGCGGTGGATCAATTGGAAGCATTGGTTACCGGCAAGACGGAAGCATTGGACCCCAGGGTGACGGTGCTAGGATTGCATACACCAAAAGCACAATTGCTTCACCAGCAGGAACCACAACTAGTACGGGATCTACCTCACTTCCTGCAACAGGTTCTTTTGGTTTAACAGGATCGACTTTTTCCACATCTCCTCCAGCATTAACGGCTTCTGGAGAATATTTATATCAAACTGATGGTATTTATGTTTTAAGCACCAATACTATTAGTTGGTCTACTCCATACCTTAGTAACTTAAAAGTTGGTTCACTATCTGCTATTTCTGCCAATCTTGGTATTGTGAATATTGCCACATCAGGAAATCTTAATTCTGGCAAAACATCATTTGCAGATACTACTCCTGGTTTCTTTTTGGGCAATGATTCCGGAACACCAAGGCTGTCTATTGGTACATCAACCAGTTATTTTAATTTTGATGGAACAAATGTAACTGTTGGTGGAAACATTAATACCACAGGATATGCTGTTATTTCTGGAAATTACACGCTTTATTCTTATTCAGCAGCAGCGCATATTAATGGATCTGGAAGTGCGCCTAATGGAGTTGTAGCTTATTCTGGAACATCTGGCACTGGGATATTTGGTATTAGTAGCGGTGCAGGAACTGGATTAAATGCTTCTAGTTCTAGTGGAACGGGTGCAATAGTTAGTTCTATATCAGGACAAGCATTAACAGCATCTAATATATCTAATTCTATTGCAACAGGATATTTTTATAATGCTCTTTCAGGTAATGCGTTAACACTAACATCATCTGGAGTTCCTCTTAATTTAACTGGTGGCACATCTGTTGCCCCAATGACAATTAATAGTAATGTTCTTGTTACTAATTTAAATGCTCAATATTGGTCTGGAGTTAAAGGTGTTACAACAGTAAACAATGGAACAGTTGGAGTATTGCCTATGGCTTATCCACCAGTTACATTGACATATAACCTTGTTAAATATTTGCAAGTAGATGTTGGCGGTATTACTGGTTATATACCTGTTTATATTTAAGGTGCAAAATGAATTACAACGAAAGCAACGTTTCTGGTACATCATGGACAAGATGCCGTGCTGTAACTATTAACAATCCATTGTCTGGCAAAGGAGCAATTAGTTTGCTTACTGGACAACCAATTGGTCCAAATTGCGTTTTTACAGAAGAAACTGCTGTAGCTTTGGATACAGAAACGTTAACATTTGATTCTGGTGCTTGCCAGACTTTATATGTGCCAAGTGCTGTTATTCAGATTCTTGACCCTGCAACCAATAATCCAACTGGTGAAACTGTTACCCAGCAAAATTTATACAATATTTTGTATAGTCTTTATATTGCGACAGCTAAAGCACGAGATGCTGCAAACCCTGTAAAATAACTTATCTTCAAAGGACAGATCATGGGCCAAGCCACAATGTCAAACCAATCCCCGCAAACAGGTGGGAAAACGGGCCAGTACGGTCAACCAGGACAAGCTGGGGGCAAAGGTATGGCAGGTGGAATGATGAATGCTGCTTCCAATCCGCAACAAATGCAGCAATCAATGCCGCAACAGGCAGATGGCAACATGGGAATGGGCGATCCTTTGCCTCCTATGGGTGGACCCATGCAACCTATGGGTGGCTCTAGCCAAGGAATGCAACAAACCAATCCTGGCGGGGATATGTATGGAAGTGGTGTTGGGCAATCAACTAATCCGCAACAAGCTGTTGGCGCTTCAGGATCTGTTGCTGCAATAGGTCAGGGAATGGGTCAAGGAAACGTAACTTATCCTAGTCAAAGTGGTCAGCCAATGATGGGAATGCCAAATCAATATTCAAACACTGTTGGACGGCCTGGACAAGGAATGGAAGAAGGTTCTGCTTATCAAGGACCTGGTAGCGGTAAAAATGCTAGTAGTGGCAAAGGTGCTGGTAGCTCAAGCCGCAGTTCTGGCGCTTAAAGGAGCAAATCATGGGAATGGGTAAATCATCAGGTAATCAACAAACCACTGTTCAAATGACTCCTGAACAGCAGGAAACGCTTCGCATTCAAAACGATGCTTTAAGAAACACGTTTCTTCCTGCTTATCAAAATACTGTTGCTGGTGCTACAAACGTATACAACCAAACTGCACCTAATGTAAATGCTGCTGCACAAAACGCTGCTGCTATTACTGGTAGCAATGCCAATATGCAGCGCAATGCAGGACAAGTTGGACTTAATGCTGGAACGTTAGGGCAACTAGGTCTTGCTGGTCAATTGCAAAACACTGGTCAAGGAATGACTGCTGCTGGTCAGGGAACTGCCGGTAATATTGCACAAGATCAAAATGTTGTTGGCAACAAACTGCAAACTTTTGGTGGTGCTGGTGCTGGTAATACAGCAGACTATCAACAACGTGTTGGTCAAAATCTTACTGGTGCCGGTGCAAATTCTTTGGCAAACACAACCAATTATCAGCAACAAATTGGTCAGAACTTTACTAATGCAGGTGCAACTGCTCTTGCAGGATTGTTTTCTCCTGATTACAAAAACCAGCAAATTCAGGCTTCATTGCAACCGGCTAGAGAAGAGATCCGTGAACAGCTAGGAGGCCAGAATGCCATGTTTGGTGGCGCTGGTGGGCTAGGTTCTTCTCGTATGGCTTTAGCTAATCAAAACTTATCTCAACTTGGACAACAACGTCTTCAATCTGCTGCTGCTCAAACTGCTGCTGCTGTTGAGGCTCAACGTCAAAATGCTGCAAATACAATTCTTGGAACTGGACAAGCAGCTACTCAAAACGCTGGAAATCTAGCAAGTACAGTACTTGGCGCTGGTCAAGGTGCAACTCAAAATGCTGGTAATTTATATACCTCATTGTTGGGCGGTGGTCAAAATGCTATTGGTCAGGCCAATACTGCTGCTGGTAACTTGATGAACTATGGTCAAGGCGCTTCTGGCCTTTCTGCTGGTTTGTATGGCAACCTGGCTAACCAGGGTACAACCAATCTTAATGCTGCTAATCAAGGTGTTGGCGCTCAACTGGCCTATGCTGGAGCCCCACAGGACTTGTTCTCTAAATATGCGGGTATCGTATTTGGTACACCTCAAGCATCTACTACTCCGAACTATGCTGGTACTCAAGGTAGCACATCTAGCGGTGGTAGCAAAAGCAGCGGCTTTAAACTTTAAGGATAAATTATGGCTACAAATCCTTTTGGTAGTGCCGGTTTGGGGCAATTTGGTCAAGACCAAAGTTATTCTGCTGGAGGAGGTCCTTTAAGTAATGCTATTTCTGGTGTTAAAGATGTTTTAATAACCAGAGGACTAAAAGCAAGTGGAATTCAAGATTATTTAAACGAACTTAGTGGTAACTCTGCAGTTCCTCCTCCAACATCTGCGCCTGTTGCTCCTATGGCTCCTGTTGCTCCTACTGTCGCACCTCCTGTTGCTCCTGTTATGGATATGGGTTCTGCTGGCGTTATGGACTCTATGCTTCATCCAGAAGTATCAAGCACACTATTAACTACGTTGTTCTAATAGGATAAATCATGGCAGAACCACTAATTCCATTAACTCCTGTTGAAGACAACTTTCCCACTATGGGACCAGGCAATATTGCTGACACTTCTGCTCAATTTGGACAAGCAGTAGATAACCGTGATACCAAACAATTGCGTCAAATTGCTGCCAACAATGATGGCACTCCTATTGCTGATGCTGCAAACCATGTAGCAGAAGTAATACATCGTGGCAATAAAGAATATAACGATACTTTTGGTCCTATTGAAAAAGCCGGTGGTCCAGCAACCCAAGAAGGTCGAGTAAAAATCGCAGACACTTGGAAAAACAACAGTCAAAATCCAAAGTACGGAGATGCTTTAATTGAATTTGTTCTTGGCAATAAAGAAGGCGCTCGTAAATTAATTACTGGCGGTACTATTACCACCAAGATTACTTATGACAATGCTGGCAATCAATTAATGGAAAAAGTTGATGAAGCAGCAGATAAGCATTCCGTTATTGATCTTGCAACAGGAAAACAAGTTGGTCCACAAGAATACGCAATGCGTAAAGGGGGTCAAGACAAACTGGCAGATACTCTTGGCTATCTTGCAGAAAAGAAAAATCTTGAAACAAATATTGCTGCAACAAATTTAACTATTGATAAAGCAAACAAAGCATTGGCTGCTGCTCCTGCTCAAATTCAAATGAACCAAGAGTTTGGTGCATTGTTGTCTGATCTTAAAAACAGCGATTTGCCACCAGATGTATTGGCAAAAGTTGCTCAGTTTTCCACAAGTTCAATTGGCACTTCTCAAGCAAGAAGCCAAGCACTTACCAAACTTGGTCAATTGATTAGAAGTGGTAGCGTAAAAGAAGGCGATCAAGTAGATTCAGGTATTGCTGCTGGACTTGGAATTGAAGGTGCTGCTCACTTTAACGGTAAAGGTGGCATTTCTCTTAGCAATGGAAAAAGCAAAAGCCTAAATGATCTTGCTCAAGATCAAAACAGCACTAATCTTAATAGTCAGATTGAACGCAATTATTCACAAAAACAAGAAGACCTGGCTAAATATCTTAAAACAGGTGCATTGGCAGACAAGCCTGAACTTCAATTGAAGTTGAACAGGGCTCTTGAGGTGGCAAAAATGATTGCTCAAAAGCAAACAGAAGTGCCAGATCATCCGTTTAATGTTCCTACAGTAGGCTTTGGTGTTACCGACGAATATGCTCGTGGACGCATCCAAGCAGAACAAGGTTTACTAAACGCAAAAGCTAATGCTGCATTTGGTCAATGGGCTGCTCAACAACTCAAAAACTATCCTAAAGATTCTGCTCCAAAGCCAGCAGAGTTGGAAGCAGCTTTTGTTAAAACTCCGTTGTATCAATCATTGATTACAGAGTACTCTACAAAAGCAGATGCAATTTTGAAAGAACCCCGTACATTTGCAAAAAATGTGAGTGTTGCAAATACAGGTATTGGAATGCCTAGTGGAGAAGCTGCTGTACCTCCAACACCTGCTGCAAATGCACCAAAAAAGACCACCGGCAATAAACCTAGCCTTTCTGATTTGGCTTCTCAATTTAGGAAATAATCATGGCTTTTGACGAACAAGGTTTTAGAAAGGCTGCGGCTGCTGCTGGCTATAGCGCAGATGAGATTGAATCTCATGTAGCCAAAGAAAAGCAGGGTGCAGAGCCTAAATTGCCTGAAGCAAATACTTATGAAGATTTTGCTGGCAAAGATATGGCAAACCAGCCATCTGCTGCAAAACGTTTAGAACAAAAAGCCTCTGAAATTAATCCTGCAATTCCATATTTGGTTGCTGGTGGTGTTGGCGCTCTTGCCGCTGCTGCTGTAAAAGGTGCAAGTAAAAAAATCTACAACTCTCTGACCGACAAAATGGCAGCAGATGTTGAAGCCAAACGTGTAGAACCTCAGTTAAATACTTCTAATAAGCCTGTAGCTGGTGAGCCTACATTTGACTTTCCACCTATTAACACTCCTCCTGTTCCTCCAACGCCTCCAGAGCCACAACCAAAGCCTACTGTTGAACAACTAAAACAGAAGCTAGGCGTTGCTCCTCCTGCTGAAGTTGCACCAGAAGTACCTTTAGAGCCTCCAAAATTATCTGAGTGGGCATCAAAAGGCCAATCTACAACTCCACCAGAAGCCCCTAGTGCACCGGCTGAAGCTGTTGCACCTCCTGCACCTGTTGCACAAGCACCCATTGAAACTCAACCTGTCGCAAAAACTTCAGTAGAGCAACCTGTTCCTGCTAAAGAAGCAGTACCTCCACCAGTAGAAGAAATTAGAACCGGTACTGGCAAACCTGCATTTGTTGGTCAAGGTCCTGAAAATCCAAAGAAATTTAAAACGCAATATGCAAGCGTTCACGATGTACCAAAGGGATACGCTTTTGTTCCTGGTGCTAACACTATTGACGTTGCAAGAAATAATCTTGGACAAGATGTATATACACAAGAATTTTCTAAACGAGATTTTCCAGCAACCAATAAAGAATCAGAAACTATAAGCAATGAAATTAACCGTACATTGGGACGGCCTACTAATCAGCAATTGATTGAACAAGGCGTTAAACCTCCAACAGGAACCCCAGGAATTACAAAATTAATTGCTGGCAAAAAGATTGTGCAAGTTGGTGGCATTCTTGGTGCATTGGTTGCACTACCTGATATTGCTAAAGCGGCAACTAAAGGAAATTATGCGGAAGCAGGATTACGAGCCGCAGATTTAGCTACTGATTACATTCCTGGTGTTAATGCTGCAAAAACATCATTGTCTGGAATGGGTCTTGGAGAAAGTCCAGAACAGCTTAATGAACTTGGTAAAAGATTAGAATATATTCAACGCACTGGCGGTGGACGAGGACTTCAAGGTTCTGCCGGTGGTGGTCAAGGTTTCCGTGGAATAGCACCCCCAACACGATAGGACTTAACATGAGCCCAGAAGACCGCAAAGAATTAATTACGGAGTTGATGGACCAACTCAAAACGGTTAATTCGTTGACCGATGATGAACAACGTTGGGTTCGTATGGCAATAGAAAAAGAGGCTCAGTCTATTGCCCTTCGTAAAGCAATCATTGAAAAGACTTTGACTAGTCTGATCTGGATGATTGTTGTTGGCATTGGTTACGTTTTTCTTGATTTTCTTCGGGATCATGGATTTAAATAACCAGATTGCTTCTGGTGAAAATCCCTGGCCCAACACTCAGCAAAAAATAGAACTAGTTTGTAAAGAATTAAAACCCGATCAAAAGATTGGTGTAAACGAATTTGTAAAGGATGGCAAACTCTGCCGATGGACACTGGTACTGAAACATGAGCCCAAGAAGTGATAGACCCCATCAGCATTACAGTGGCATTTGCTACGGCACAGTCCGTGGTGAAGCACATCAAGGATGCGGTGGCTCTGGGCAAGGATGTAAAGTCACTTTATGGGCAATTCTCTGCCTTTTACACAGCAGCGGACCAAGTTCACTCGGCATCAACTAAAGCCCGAATAGCTGATCTACAAAAGACAGATGCACAAATAAACTCAGAATCCCTCAAGATAGCAATGGCCTCCAAGGCTTTGAGGGACCATGAAAGGGAATTAAAGGATTTGTTGTTTATGACCGGCAATGCTCCGGTCTGGGAAGAAATGATGGCAGAGAGAGTCCGAATGCACAAAGAACGTGCCGAAATGGAACGTGTGATAGCAGAGAAGAAGCAAAAGGACAAAGAGGCATTTGGTGAGGCAATAATGAATGCCTTGCTATTTGTGGCTGGTATAGCAGTTTTGGTCCCTCTGGGCGGTTTGGCATGGCAGTTTTTGATTGAGAGGTAATTATGTTTGAGATACTTTCTGGCGGTATTTTTGGCTCATTGCTTGGTGGCATATTCCGTTTAGCTCCTGAAGTCCTGAAGTGGTTGGACAAAAAGGATGAACGAGCCCATGAGTTGCTAATGTTTGGTCAGCAATGCCAACTCGAGACCCTGCGTGGTCAACAAAAACTGGCAGAGATTGGAGCCCAGCGGGAAGCCACTGTAGACGCAGGGGTTATGAATGCCTTCAATTCAGCCATAGAACAGCAAACAGAAATGGTTAAAGCGGCTGGTGGATGGGTAGCCAGTCTTTCTGCTTCTGTGCGTCCTATCGTCACCTATTGGATTCTGTTTATCTGGTCCTTTATTCACGTTTGGTTTGCGTGGAATTCCTGGTTGTTGGGTGATCCACCTGCCGTAGTGTTCAATTTGATGATGTCGGGAGACTTTGCTGCTCTGGTTTCCGGTACGTTAAACTACTGGTTCCTTGATCGTACATTGTCTAAACGTGGACTATGAACCTCGATATAGCAGCAGCACTATGTAAGCAGTTTGAAGGATTTAGAAGTAAACCCTATCTCTGCCCTGCTGGTGTACCCACTATTGGATATGGGTCTACCTATTACGCAAGTGGTGCAAAGGTTGCACTATCTGATGAGCCGATTAGTGAAACAATTGCTGAAACGTTACTGCTTCACGAACTGCAATTTACCTATCTGCCAGGTGTGTTGCGTAATTGTCCTATTTTGTTAACAGATGAACGTAAGTGTAATGCCATCATAGACTTCTGTTATAACCTCGGAGTTGGCAGACTCCAAACCAGTACATTGAAGCGAAAAATCAATGAGCAAGACTGGGAAGCCGCCAAGGAACAATTGTTATTGTGGAACAAAGGCGGTGGCAAAGTCCTTCCAGGATTAGACAAACGCCGAAAAGCAGAAGCCCTGCTCCTATAAGGATTTGTATGATTTCTGAAGAACAGTTTTTGGAATCTTGGAATAGATTAAAGTCTGCAAAGTTAGTGGCAGACGAACTGGGCGTTACGGAAAGAGCAGTGCATGGAAGACGTAGAAGACAAGAAGAAAAGCATGGGAAAGTATTGCCGGTAAACGATCAGCGTTGGGTTTATCGGCAACACATCTTCCCAAACAAAGTTGATCTGGGGATAGAAAATGGCACAGTCATCGTTTTTTCGGACGCTCACTTTTGGCCTGGCATTCGTTCAACGGCGTTTAAGGCTCTACTATATGCGATTGAAACGTATTCCCCAAAAGCAGTTATTTGTAATGGGGATGCCTTTGATGGCGCTGCTATATCTCGTCACCCGCCTATGGGTTGGGAAAAACTTCCATCTGTAATCCAAGAACTGAATGCCTGTAAAGCAATGCTGTCGGAAGTTTCGGAGACTGCCAAACAAGCCAGACGAAATGTAAAGCTGATATGGACAATGGGCAACCATGATGCGAGATTTGCTGCGAGATTGGCATCTAATGCACCACAGTATGTTCAAACCCCAGGATTTAAGCTAGAAGACCACTTTGAAGACTGGAATTTTTGTTGGTCTGCCTGGATAACAGAAGACCTAATCGTTAAGCACCGTTACAAGGGTGGAGTCCATGCCACCCATAACAATACTGTTGGAGCCGGTACATCCATCGTTACAGGCCATTTGCACAGCTTGAAGGTGACTCCATACGCTGATTACAATGGAAACCGGTTTGGCGTGGATACAGGCACATTAGCGGACCCTTATGGACCACAATTTTCGTACTCGGAACATAATCCGTTGAATCACAGGTCTGGATTTGCCATGCTGACGCTCAAAAATGGGCGTTTATTGTGGCCTGAGTTATTCCATTTCTGGAATAAAGATGAGATTGAGTTTAGGGGTGAGGTTATAAAAGTAGGCGGTTATTAGCCGCCCACTCTTATGGACAAAATTAAAACTCGTATTCAATTTCGTCTTCGCATTCGTACCAGTCATCCGACTCCTCGTCGTACCAGTACCACACATCATTTTCCTCATCGAACCAATACGCCGTACCTTCGTCATCGTACTCGTACTCTTCTTCGACTTCTTCGTCTTCAATGATCTCTTCAAAACCCATTAGATCCAGCAAGTCTTCGAAATCAAAAACAATAGCAAACGTATACATAAAAACTCCAAAAATGTGGTTACAGCAAGTCGCTGCAGCCACATCCTAGCCTATTCTTTTGCGGTTTCTATGTCAGACAATAAGTCCTTTATAGCCAGCAAACATAGTTTTATACGTTGTAATTCTTGCTGCTGTTCTTGCATACGAATATATGAATCTTTGCAGAAATTAGCTAAGTTTTCGTTGGACCAAGCACCAAAATTGGGCAAATCACTCATTACGTTTTCCTGTTTGGTTTAGGACAGTTCTCCGGTATGTTGGCAACACACCACACTGCTTGTTCTCGTAATCCCTGTCGTGCCTCAAGCCATCTGTCTATGTAAACATCAGGCATATAAGTTAATGCGTTTCTAACTGAATCCTTATTAAGTTTAAGTAATTCGCTTATTTCATTTGCTGTCAGGCCATCTTCGTGCTGTTTAAGCACGTTTCTGATGTCTGGATGCCTTGATTTGCTCAATTTGTAATTCCTTATCTTTATTTCTTTTGGGGAGGGGTAACCAGCCTAAGTAAAAAAAATCATTCCATGATCCAACAACACATACACCACCTTTGGTTAACAGGATCACCTTATGATCCTCTGGTGGTCTAGGGTCACCTGCAACTGGGTACAAAAATTCCTGTCCGTCTGCAAAGTAATTCATTTTCCTTTTATCCTTTTGTAGTCCAAAGCACCAGGACGAACGTATTCGTCTTTAGGCGGCTGATAGACCGGTTGCGCCCAAATGTTTATAGAGTTTGCTAAAGCCTCGTTTTGGACCCTTTCACGGCGTTTCCAGGGGGTAACTATGTTCAACGTCTTACGTGCTGAATTTGACTCAATTTTTAGTGTAAAAGTCATGTGTTCTTCTCCTTGAGTTTGGCTTCTATGGCTCTGATGTAGTCTGCTGGCGTAGCCTCACGGGGCCACACAGCCTTTAAAAAATTATTTACTTCTTCCTCCGTCAGCCCTACCCAAGGGCGCTGTTGTGGGACGGTGTAAACGGAGCTCCATTCAGTTTTGTTAGCGCTTTTAGGAATTTTTTTTCGAAAATGTGCAGAATTTAACCATTGCCACGCCACAGGCTCCTGCGCTGGCTGTGCTAAGGCTGCGTGCCACCCTTCCCATGCCCAATACTCAAAGCTGTGATACATGCAGGGGTTGATTTCGTTTAAGTTGTGATTGCTATCCCACCACTCGTCAAACGCATCTTGTGTTGGCTGTGTTTTAGTCATTGGTGCTTTCCTTGAGGTCTCTTATGCACCGCTCCGCGCAAACTTCCATGAGCAGCCAAGGGTCAGTTGCATTATGTAACTGTTCCTGCGTTAAACAATATCTTGTTTTCACATCCCCTACCCGCATTTCAATTACAGCGTAAGCCCGTGATGCTGGCGGCTCCAGTTTGTCCTGCGCTGCTGCTTTCTTTGATTTGTAGCCTGTCATTTCAACACCTCCGCTGCTTTGAGTTTGCCTGTCTCACCATCAAAAGTAAGTTTGAGGTTGTCAAAACTATTCTGGTATTTAGTACCGGAGCCTTTTATTTCACAATCGAAAAATGATACTTCCCAATATCTAACAACATCAGGCTTAGGCTCAGGCTTGATGCGGTAATCACCATCTTGATCCCAGCGTGGGGTTGTAAGTTTTGTCCAATCATTAAGACAACCCCATCTAAATTCAATTTCAGCACCATCGGCCCATGCCTTGATTAGTTCTGCGTGTTTATGTGGTTTGTTCATGTGTTGTTCCTTTCTCTAATTGCTTCGGCAATCCAACTTGCTGAAACTCCTTCCCCGTCATACTCACTATTTATTGCAGAACACAACTTGGCACACTCCTCACGCTCATGCGCTGCTACCAACTCGGCAAAGCGTTCCAAGGACTTTAGGTAAATGCCCGCCAAGTGCGGGTGCTCACCTACAAGTTTGCACTCCTGTGCTAGTTCAATGATGTTCATGTGTTGCTCCTTGCTCGTATCATGTTTGCAAACCTGAGAGGCCAGTGGCTTGCGCTTTCTTTGCGAAATTTATCGCACAACTTGGCGCATTTCTCACGCTCATGCTGCATTGCCATACGGGCAAAACGCATAAGAGCTTCTGCGTAAATTCCTTCGCGGTTTCCAGTCGTTACAAGTTGGCATTCAATTGCCATGCGGAGAATGTCGTCATCAGTCATTTCACCACCACCGCTGCAACAAGCATCCACACACCTACAACGATGGCTGCAAAGGC